ACGCCATACGGCGCGGGCCTGCGCCCGTGTGCGAGGAGAGCCCGAGCACGGCTAGTACTTCCCGCCGCGCGCAAAGACCCACATCTTCTTGCCCGCCGTGGGCGCTGCGGCTTCCTGGGCGCGGATGCTCCAGCCCGGCGGCAGGTTCAGGTACCTGTTGCCCGCCGCGTCGGTCTGGACGTGGGCGGCCAGCATGGAGCTGCCCAGGACGTTCACGCTGGCGATGGCGTTGGCGCCGCCGCTGGTGAGCGGGATCTTCACCAACGCGGCCTTGCTGCTGGCCGTGCCGTCGTGGAACAGGACGATCAGGTCCTTGTCCGCCGTGTCGTCGGTGCTCACAGCCAGCACGTCCACGCGGGTGGCCTCTGTGGCGTCGCCCGCGAAGACCACGGTTTCCGTGGTGTCGGAGAGTTCCGTGATCTTGCCGTTGATCTGGCCGATGAAGATGGGGTCGGTGTTCGCTGCCATGGGTTATGCTCCTCCGAACAAGGCTTGCCCGACGACCCTGGCAGGTGCCGAGACATTATTGGGTATGGTGGCCGGGTGCGCGGCCACATAGGCCGCGACGAACGTCTTGACCGCCTTCTGGGTTGCCAAAAGGCTGTCGCTGTTCGCGGCCAGGGTGCCGTCGGCGTCCACTCCAAGCAACGCAGCAGCTCCGAGCCCTGCGAAGTGGATCACGCCCGCGAAGGTGTCGGCGGTCAAGATGAGCAGGTCGACGTTGCCGGTCCAGAGGTTCAGCTTCCAGGCGGTAGTGGTCGTGTCCCACCATGTCTCACCATCCTGAACATCATCCGGCCTGGTTGGCCCGCCCCGATGTCCGGCCAGGCTCTTGAGCATCGCCTCAGTTTCATTCAACGTCGCGTCGCCGCTAATCGACTCGGGAAATGTCAATGCTGCCTGCATATATCCTCCTAGTATCCCTGGGCGTTCCAGTTAATAGTGCGGGCCACATAGCCGCCATCGTACTTGATGCGCACAAAGAAGCCGGTGGCGTCGGCGGCGGTGATCTCCACGTCCTCTCCGCCCAGGGCGTACAGCACCTGGCAGAATTCCTTGGGCCGCTCGTTGAAAGGCGTGGCATAGGTGATGCGCAGCCCTTCCGCAGGCACATCCGCCCGGCCATTCTCCAGGCGGTCGGGAACATCGACGGAAATGGACAGGCTCGTGAGCGCGGGGTACACGTCCTCACGCAAGGAGCGCAGCACCATGCGGAAGTCATACTGCTGCCCAGCGTACTGGCCAGGCAGGAAGTCGCGCCAGTTGTTCCATGCGCCGCCAATAAGCGTTCGTATCTGCGGGCGCACCTCAACGTAGGCGGAGAAGTCGCCGCGCACATCGGTCAGGGCGCGCACATCCGGCACCTGGCGGAAGTCGTCCAGACAGCTCACCGCCCGCACAGTGTAGTCCATGAGCACGTTGCACAGCGCCTCGCCCCCCAGGACGATGCGCCGGTCCGGGGCGAGCTGGTACACACCCTCCGTGGCTATGCCCCCCAGGCTGCGCACATCGCGCACCGCGCGGAAGTCTTCCACCAGGCGCACATCGCCCAAGCCCACCAGGCGCACAGTACCGCCCACAACGCTTGCCCCTCCGGCGCAATCGCCGGTCCAGCCGTCTGCGGCCTCGTCGCGGGTGGCGATGACATTGGCCACAACATCCGAGCCCTCGATGACAATGACCGCCGCGTTGACCGACTCCGCCTGGCCAGAGGACGCCTTGACCAGGTACGTTCCATTCCCAGGCACGGAGTATTGCGTCAGCGGGGTGCTGCCCAAGGGCTGGGCCGACCCCCAGCGAGGGCCGCGCCGGAAGACATACTGTACCGACCGGGGGTCGTTCACAGCGCCGTAGATCAGGATGCGCTGGCCGTTCTGGATGATGCAGGCCAAGCCGGTCACATCTGGCAAAGGCTGGGACAGCCCGGTAATGTTTACGGTCGCCAGCGTTGCCCAGGGGCTGGGTGCCCCAAGGCGTGAGACCCAGCGAACACGGAAGGAATGCGGCCCTGGCGACAGTTCGCGGATATCCGAAGAACACTGGCTGGTGGCCCCAAAGTCGCTGTACCCCTCGCCGGGCCGCTGGACCTGCACTTCCGCGAGCACAGCACGGCCATCGCTCGCCTGCGCCCAGGAGAACAGCGCCCCGGCGGCCATGCCCGTACCCTGCGTATACAGGTGCTCCTGCACGGCCAGCCCAACAGGCGCGGCCAGCGGCCCGGTGGGCACCCGGCTCGTGGTCGGCGCGTCGAAGGTGAAGTCTTCCTCGACGCGGGCGTACTTGTCCGGATCGTGCTCCACGGCGCTGATCTCATAGAGGTGCGGCTTGGTCTCGCGGTTGGCCAGGACCCGGAAATAGCGCACCTCGGCCCCGGCATAAGACAAGGTCCACATGGCGTTCGGCAAGGGCACGGCGGAGAGCGGCGCAGCCAGGTCGAGGGTGTCCGTCTCGCCGGGCGCGTTCACCACGCTGGCGTCGACCACCGTGCCGTCCGGCAGCACCACGGAAAGCAGGTACGCCTCGCCTGCCTCGATGGTCACCGGGGCATCGAGCACAACATGGCTCTCGGTGGCCGATTTGACGGCACCGGAATGGCGCACGTCGGCGATCTCCGAGTCCAGAACCTTGAGGATGGAGCCGGGCATGGCGTCGGCGTACTGCATGCCGCCCACATAGGTGAGCGTGTCCGTCTCATTCAGCTCGGTCTCGAGCACCCACTTGCCGCAACGGCGGGCCTGGCCCCGGCTGCGGCAGCCCACGGAGACCTTGTCCGTCTGCCGCCAGCCATAGCGCCGGATGCCTGCGGCGTCCTCTACCACCTCCACAGCGGTCCTGCCGCCGTCCGAGGGATCATTCCAGGTGACAAGGCAGACGGTGTGGCGGCTCTTCAGGTCCGTGCCGCCGTAGGACAGCGAACCGTCGACCACGTGGGCCGGAGTCACCAGGTGCGAGGCCCCCTCGGGCCGATCCTGGGAACAGGCCACGGAGCCGCTGGCCCAATAGGCCATGCCCCGGAAGATGGACGCCAGGGTGGAAATGACCTGGTAGGCGTCCTCCTGGGTGTTCAGCACCAGGTTGCAGGTGAAGCGGGGCTCCAGGCCGCCATAGCCGTCCGGCACCAGGCCATCGCAGTACTGCGCAATCTCGTACAGGTACCACTTGAGGCCGGAGTCGGCGATGCCCAGCCCATACATGGGGTTGAGGATCATGTCGTAGAAGCACCAGGCGGCGTTGTCGCTCCAGGCCAGCTTGAAGGTGCCGTCCCAGATGCCCGTGTAGGCGCGGGTCGCCGGGTCATAGTTGGCGGGCACCAGGAGGATGCGCCCGTAGATCTCGGCGGAAAGCGTGGGCACGCTGGAGCCGAACTTCTGCCCGTCCACGGCGACGCCCAGGAGCGCGGTGTGCGGGTAGGTGCATTTGCGGTCGATGATCTCGGTGTAGGAGGACCACTTGGTGGCATTGCGCAGGTAGGCGGTCTCGGAGTCCGCCGTGAGGCGCACCACGCGCAGATCCCAGGGTGCGCTGCCGGTCAGCTCAACGCGGTAGGTCTTCTCATAGGCGCTGGTGGTCTTGCCGGTGATGGTATCCTCCACCAGGCGCGTGAACACGCCGCCCGAGGGCCGCACCTCAATGGCCACGCTCACCGAGGAGGCGTTCAGATCGCCGGTGCTGGAGTTCTGGCTCATGAGGCCCTGGGTCAACTGCACGCGCACGCGCGCCGCGTTGGCCGAGACGTTGTCGATGCGGCGCGTGATGGAGCCCGTGAAGGTGACGTCAGCCTCCACGCTCACGTCGTTTTCCACCGCCGGGAAGCCCGCCAGATATGCCTGATCCGGCGTGCCGTTCCGGGTCTCCACCGTCACGCCCTGAAAATTGTAGGTGCCGTCCGAGGCCTGAAGCGGCGTATCGCCGAAGAAGACGGACTTGTGGCCGTCGACCAGGCCCCCAATTTCGCCTTCGCACATGGCGATGACCACGCGGGAGGTGGCCGAGCTGCGCAGGGTGTTGGCGGCCTCGCTCATATCTGCTCTACCTCAAGCCCCGCTGAAATGATGGTGCCGCCAATGCGCACGCGGCCATAGGCCACGGCCACGGGGTTGCCCTGTTCCACCGTGTTGCGCGCGCCATTGAACAGGAAGCTCGGACGGTCCTCGGCGGCCTCGCGGCTGCTGTAGCTGCTGGTCTGCTGCGGCGTGGAGGTGAGCACTTGCGACAGCCCGCCCAGCGACATGATGAGCCCGCTCATGGCCAGGTTGCCGTAGGTCATGGACATGCCCGCGACAGAGAACGCCGTTGACCCCATGCCGCCCAAGGAGCCCGCGATGGGTCCGGTGCCGGTGACCAGAGGCGGAGCAAAGTAGAACGCGGCGGCCAGGATGGCCACGCCGAGCACGGCCTTGAAAAATCCGCCACCACCGGAGCCCACGATGGCCGGGCACAAGTGCAGATCGCGCGCGCCCAGGCCGAAGCCCAGCAGATTCGGGTCGCCGTAGTCCTCGCCGCGTTCCAGCTCCGAGCCCGCCACCACGTGCCATTCGCCCTCGCGCAGAATTTCTGCAAAGCGTTGGCCCAGCACCACGGTGAGGGCCAGCACAGCCTCTGCCGCGCTGGCCACGTTCAGGCGGTACTGCGGGCCGAACTCCTCGGCCAGCGGGCCGTACAGGTGGATGGTCCTCACGGCTGGCCCCCTGCTTCGGCGGACACCAGGCGCACGCGGTACAGCACATGCGAGCGCCAGCGATGCACCGGCTCCGTGCGCGAAAGCCGATTCGCCAGGTGATGCAGGATGAGCCCGCCGCCCAGGTAGACGGCGCAGTGGTTGGGCACCTGCGACTGGATCTGCATGATGAAGCCGTCGCCGATCTGCTCGGGCTCACCAGAGTCATCGCAGCGCACGAATCCGGCAGACGCCAGCTGCGCCACCAGCAGGTTGCCGCCCTTCTCCCACCAGGCGTCCGGGCGGGCGAAGTCCGGCAGGATGATCCCGCGCTCGGTGCGGTACCAGTCGCGGGCGCAGGCGTAGCAATCAGCCAGGCCGTGGACGAACTCCCGCTCCAGGAGCGGGGCCACGGGCACGCCAGGCCCCCACCAAAGGGGCCGCAGGGAGTGGCCAGCGCCCTCCTGGGTTCCCAGCACCGGCACGATGGCCCAGGGCAGGTTCGAGGCAAGCTGCCCGGCCATGTCCGATTCGCTGGGGTGCGCCGGACAGACCGTCGAACAATCCACCGGACAATCCGGATGAGAATGCACCACGGCCAGAATCCGGCCCTGGCGGGCGGCCCCGGCATAAGCCTGGGGTGAGATGCGGAAGTCCGCCTGCGGGGCCTCGGCGCTGTTCGCGCGCGGCAGGTAGCTGACGGCGCTGGCCGTCTCGATGACCAGGCCGCAAGACTCGCGCGGGAACTCGGCCTCGGCGTGGGCCTGCATGTCCTGGACTACAGCCGTGGTGATGAAGCTGGGCGGAGTGTTCATGATGCCCTCGCGCGGGAGACGCCTGGGAAGGCGCTGGTGGGAAGGGGGGCCTCGCCGAAACGCAACACGCAGTCGGAAAGCCGCTTGCCGCAAGAATCCTGGGCGGCTGCGCAGGCCTGGCCAGCGCGGTCGAAGTACGCCGTGCCGGTGTAGGGGCAGGCCGCTGCCGTGTAGTCAAAGGACTCCGTTTCGGCGTTCCAGTAGCGGTAGCTCCAGAGGCAGGTGTCGCGCAGGATCTGGCGGGCGGGCAGCTTCTTGCCCTGCTGGTCCATGGCCGCTGCCAGCTCCCATTCCGTGAACACCTTGTTCTGGCTGACCTTGCGGCTGATGATGAATATGTCCGGCGCGAAATGGGAGTTGGGGTCCGCCTGGGCCTGGCCGTCCAGGTATTTTGAGAACGTGCGCCAGCGGGTGACCTCGACGCCCACACAGTCGCCGAACTGCCGCAAGAGCGCCGTGAGTTGGCGCGAGGAGCCCATGCGCAGGGTGGGCGTGGGCAGGGCGCTGCGCCCGGAGGTTTCATAGCCGCTGGCCTCAAAGGGCGCGGGCATGTAGGTGTTGCCGCGCCAGCGCACGGGCTGGCGTGCATCCGGAGCTGCGCCAGGCAGGGTGCCGCCCACGAAGCGCAGCACCTCGCCGCCCAGGGGCGACAGGTCCACATCGAACAGGGCCACCAGCGTGCCCGGCGCGGAGGCTTGGACGTCGGTGTGGATGGTCACAGGTCAAAGCTCTCTTTGAACGTGGTGGAAAGGGCAAACCAGCCGCCGTTCAGGTTCTGTGTTCTCCAGCTCTTGCACTTCCACTGGCGGGCGGCGCTGTCCCTGGGCGGGGTCCACAGAAAGGCCAGGGTTCCGCCGTGGGCCTTCAAGAAATCGACGAAGGCATCCAGCTCCGACTTGGTGAGCAGGCCCCAGGCCACGCTGTAGGTGTCGGAGATGGCGTTCAGGCCGTCGCCCGTGGTCTGGGTGTAGCCGTCGCCCAAACTGGCTTCGAGCACGCGGACAGTGGTGTCCGGGTCGGCCTTGGACGGGCCAGGGCTGGCCGGGAAGGATTGCAGGCTCACAGCTTCACCCCCCCGTTGGCGATGGCACCGGGCCGGTGCGCCTGGCGGTAGCGGTCCTCCCACCAGGTGTTCAGGCCGCTCTGCATGGCGTCGCCCACATCGTCGGCAAAGGACTTGTCCTGAGCCTGGTTGCCGGAGGACGCAGGCATGGTGAGGTTGATGGTGGCGTAGAACGTGTCCCCGCCGCCTGTTCCACGAACACCCAGATTACCGCTGCTGTCGCGGGTGAGCGGCATCACGGCCTCCGGCCCGGCCTCGCCCAGCACGCCGCCCTTGGCGTAGGCCGTGATGTGCTGGTCAAAGCCAAAGAACGTGGGCTGCGAGTAGATGCCGCCAGACAAGGCGGAAATGCCGTCGCCGCCGAGCACGTTGCCGTGGGCGCTGGGGAAGATGCTCAGGCTGCCCATGAAGTCCGAGATGGGCTTGGTGATGCTGGCACGGAGCTGGATCTTCACCAGGTCCATGAGGATGGCGTCAACCATGCTGCTCCACTCGGCCTTGTTCTTGACCATGAAGCTGGCCATGGCGTCTTCCATGCCGCCAAAGGCGTTCTTGACCGCGTTCTCAGCTTGGCTGGCATAATTGCCCGCCGCGTCGGAGTACTCCTGAAAGCCCTTGCGCGCGCCTGCGCCCCAGTCACGGGAGGCCTGGATCTCGCGCTGCTTGGCTGCGGCGACCCTTCCCAGCAGCTCTTCCTGCTGCTGGAGCATTTCCATCTCCTGCGCCTTGCGTTCAAGCTCGGCCTGCTTCTCCGGGGTGTTCGCCCCCCTGGCCTCGATGCTGACGATGGTGGCGGCGACGGCGGCCAGGCGTTCGTTCAAGGCTAGGAGCTTCTGCTTGCGCTCGATCTCTACCTGGGCGGCCTGCTCGGCCAGGGCTCCGCTCGCGCTGTGCCCGGCGGAGGTGCCGTAGTATTCGCCGCGCAGCTTGGAGTTGTCGGCCTCCGCACTCAGGGAGGTCTCCTGAAACTTCTGCTCTTGCTCGCGGAGGCGCTTGGCCAGCTCGGCCTGTTCCATGACCCCGGCCCACTTCGCATCCGGCGAATTGGGCTTGAGCCTGGCGGCGGCATACTTCTTCTGGATGGCCTCCAGGTCGGCGAAGTAGGTGTCCACGCCAGCCAGGCTGTCCAGCTGGACCCGGCGCTCGGCGTTCAGCTTGTCCTGGTCCAGGGCGATGCTCTGCGTCTGGAAATCCTTCTTGATCTGGATCTCCTGGCGCTTGGCGGCCACGGCGGCGTCGATGAGCTTCTGCGCCTCTGCCGGTGCCCCGATGCGCTTCTCCTTGGCCTGCTCCTCGAACTTGTCCAGCTCGCTCTGGAGCTTGGCCATGGCGATGGCCTGGGGGTCGCCGTTCATCTCGGCCATGTACTGGGCAGTCTCGTTCTGCACGGCCCGGAGCATCTTGTGGGCGTCCTGGATCTTGCGAGCTATGGCGTTCATCCTTTCCAGGGTATGCGTGGCCTTCTGATCCTCGGCGTTGCCCAGCACCTCGGGGGCCTTGGCCTTCTGCTCAGGTGTGGCGAACTTCTTGTTCAGCTCGGCGCGCTCGTGCAGGTAAGTCATGCGGATGGTGAGCAGCTTTTGCGCAAGCGTCCTATGCGCCTCGGCGATCCGACCCGCATCGCCAGAAAGCTCCGCGACCCCGATCTTGAAGTACCAAACGAACTCAGCAACCACGTTCTGAATCGTCTCCCCCATGGCCAGGCTGGCCTCCGCCGCCCACTTGAAATTGTCCACGAGGTACTTGCCGATGAGGATGCCCGAGAAAGCCGAGGAGATGGCCAAAAGCACCCCGGACACGGTGGTGAACAGGGCCACGGACGACGCCAGCTGGGCGTTGAAATAGCTCCAGGCGCCACCCGCTGCGGTGATCTCCACGGCCAGGGCGCGCAGTTCGAGCTTCAGCAGTCCCAGCGTCAACATGGCGGTCTCAACGGCGACAGCCCCACGCCAGGCGAGCCAGAACAGCCCAAGGACTTCGGTTGTGAGCTTGATCACCTTCCACGTTTCATTGAACCCGTTGGCGACGTTCTTGCTCCAGGTGGCAATGGTGCCGTCGTTCATCATCTTCCGGAGTTCCGCGTTGGTTTCCTTCAGGGCGGCAGCGCTGCCGAACACCACGCGGGTGAACGATTCGAGGCCAATGGACCCGACCATGACGGAGAAATCCGACAGGTAGCGCACCATCGTCTGGAGCTGCTTGCCCGACGTCCCCATTGCGTTCGCGTACACATCCTCAAGCACCTTGGTCTTGGCCAGGGTCTCGTTGACGCGGGCTTGGACACGCTCGCGGTCGGTCAGGGCCTCCTTGCTCTTTCCCAGCGCTGCCGCCTCGCGGGCATAGGAGCGCTCAAAGTCGGCCATGACCCCCATGCGGTGCAGATTGATGACAAGGCCAGTGGCTATGGCCGTGGTCATGGTCTCGAAGGCTTCCGTGGAGGTGCGGTTCATCAGGATGGCCGCGCCCTGGGCAGCCGTGGCCAGGCGCACCCCCTTCTCAAGGTCAATTTGCCCCTGGATCATGCGGGCCAGGGACTCCTCGGAGCCCAGCATGGAAATGCCCTGCCTCTCCAGGGCGGCGGCGTACTCGTCCATGCGCTTGGCCGTGTACCCCGCAGCGTTGCCCACGGTGTGCATGACCACGGACATGGTCTCGTAGCGGGCGGCCTCAAGGACCATCGCCTCGGCCTGCCTGGCGGCCTTGTACAGGCCATAGGCTGCGGCGAGCGCCTTCAGGTTGCTCACATAGCCGAGGAGGGACGTTCCGGCCTCGTTGGCCGCCTGGCTTGCGGCCTGGGTGGATTTGCCGAAATCAGAGGTGGCGGAGGTTGCGCCCTTGATGGACTGGCCGGTCGTCTGGGTGGTCTTGCCAAGGCCGGAGGTGGAGGCGTCCGCATCCTTGAGGGACTTGGACGCCTTCTCACCCGTCGTGGAAAGGTCCAGGAGCGCCTTGCCGGTGCCGGTGATGGCCGCCTGCGCGCTCTTGGCATCGCCCTCGATGACGATCTGGACCCTGTTCTCGCTCATCCCCGTTCCCGCTGGTTACAGAAGCCGATTGCCGCTTGATCTTGCCAACACCTGCATGAGCAGCAGCTGGCGCTTGTCCTCAAGGTAGTGGTGCAGTTCACCCAGGTCGCGCCAGGTCTCCGGGGGCAGGTCGTTGCGCCGGAAGGGGTAGCCGCCGCTTTTCAAGAGGTGCAGGCCCAGCAGGTGCTGCACCCAGGGGTCCGGCTCTAGGTCCTTGAGCGGACAGGCCGAGCAGGCCGCTTCCAGCCAGGGGCCGTTGTCCTGCGCGCACTGCCTGCGGCGCTCCGGGGTGCAGCCCTCGAAGGTCGCCGCTAGTCTTTGGCCAAAGGGGCTTCGTCGCCGCCCTCACTGCCGCTCTTTTTGCCGCCCTTCTTGCCGACCGCGCCAGACGCCTCGGCGTCTTCGGCCTTTGCGTCACCGAGCAGCTCAGCGTCCGCTTCGGTGATAAACTCCAGTTCGTCATCCTCCTTGCCCAGGCGCACACCCTCGAAGGCCACCTGGCCCACAGCGACCACCAGTTGCGGCGCGCCCTTCACGAGCAGCTCCTTCCAGTCCTTGCGGTAGGTCTTCTTATGGACATCCCTGGGGTCGCTGGAGATGGCCTCGCCGTCGAAACCGATGGTGCCGGGCTTGAAGCCGATGAGCACACGAGCGCCGTACTTGAGGCGAGCGGCAACCAGGCGGTTGGCGATCTTCTTGCCCTTGCGGACCAGGCCCTCGGCCTGGAAACCCACCAGTTCCTCCGTGGTGGGGGTGCGGTAGTACAGCTCGTGGGTCTCGCCCAGCATGGTGATCTCGGCCACGTTGCGGGTCGCGTTCAGATCAAGCATTGTCTTCTCTCCCTTGAGTTTCTGGTTCTGTTGCTACTTGTAGATGAGCCGGAATTCGTCGTCGCCGTGGTCGATGGTGCAGGTGAAGGCCAGGTTGTAGATGGCCACGTTGTCGCGGTCGGCGTACTTGACCTCGCTGTACTGGGCCTTGGGCACGTAGACCTCCACGCTGTTGCCGGAGACTTGTCCGAAGCGGGCAAAGATGGCCGCCGTGCTGGCGTTCTTCCAGGCGGTCCAGGGGTTGAAGGCGGCCAGGGTCTGCACCTCGGGGTCCAGGCTGCCCGTGGGCTTGCGGCCCTTGATGACCAGGCCGTTCACGCCCTCGGCGGCGTTCATGTCCGTGCGCTTGACCACATCCGCAGCCAGGTTGAGCGAGAGCGCGGAGACGCCCACCGGGCTGTACGCGCCGATCTTGAGGCCCGCGCCGACGCACACCGGCGGGAACAGGTCGAGGATCTGCGGGGCGGGTGCGGCCTGGTCGACCGGGTCGGTCCACAGGCCGTGCATGGCGAACTTGAGGGTGCCGTACTTGCCGCTGGGCGCGTTCAGGTCGAAGCTGCCCCGGCAGCCCAAGGCCTTGTGCAGGATGCCGTCCTTGAAGAACATCACGGTGCAGCTCTTCACCAGCTCCGGGTCCGAGAGGGGCGCGTAGCACAGCGCCTCCACCGGATTGGCGGCGATGGTGGCGGCGCTGGTGTTGACCTCGTCGCCCAAGGCGAACACGCCGCCGCTGACGCCCGTGAGCCCGACCACCAGGCCGTTGATGTAGGCCACGGTGCCGTGCGCGCCGGAGGTGTCGTCAATGACTTCGTCGCCGGTGGCCAGGCCCGTGGGGATCTCCGACAGGGTCAGCTCGGTGACGGCCAACTGGGCCATACCGCAGGACTGTATGAGCGGGTCGTATTCCGGGGCCTGCACGGCCAGGGCCACCAAGCCGCCGCCCTTCAGCTCCACGGTGAAGTCGAAGTCCAGGGTCTTGGCCCCGATGACATGGCCAGAGGGCGACAGGGTGTCGCGCAACACGTCGCGCTCGATGACATCGCCCTGGGGCTTCACGTCCACGCCGGAGTTGCACAGGATGGCGTCGGCCCCGGTGGGCGCAGCGTCCACGCCGTAGGTGCCCTCCAGCTTGGCCAGGATGACGGTTCTGCGGGTGAGTTTCATGTCTGTCTCCTGTTACGGGATCAGGTAGCCCTGCCCGATGGTGTAGGTGGCCACGTACATGGCCACGCCGTCTGCGATGACCGCCTGGCGCACGCCCCGGCGCATGGCGGGCAGGAGGTCCGGCAGCAGGACCTTCCCGCCCAGGGCATCCTGCACGCCCTGGATGAGCCCATACGCGCCGCCCACGACGGCCCCGCCGCGCCGGGCCTCGCCCTTGCGCAGGGAGCGGTCGGCCATGCCGATCTGGAAGCTGAGCAGCTCCAGCTGGCGCTGGCCAAGATCCCTGTCGTCCGTGTCCGCATAGAGCACGAAGATGGCCGGGAACTTCAGGGCCAGCTTCTTCCATGCCTCGGGGTTCTCCAGCGCCAGGTCATAGGACTCCACGGCCTTGACCCCGTGCGAGGCCTTGAGCGGCCCCAGGGCGGCGATGATCGCGTCCTCGATCTGCGTGACGGTGTAGACCGGCATCAGAAGTCCCTCATGCGCCCACGGCCAAAGACGTTGCCAGCGCCGGTCATGCGCGGGGCCTCGGACGGCTTGGGGGTGCCGTCCGGGTCGCCCGCGCCGAGGCTGATGGCCCCGCTGCCCACCTTGGCCAGGAAGGCCACGGCGTCCTTGTACCGGTTGCGCCGTTCCTCGGGAGCGCCCACGGTGCGGCTGAACAGGTTGTAGATGGCGAGGTCAACGGCGCACTTGCGGACAATGGCCGGAACCGTGACGAGGGGCAGCGGGTAGCGCGAGCCGAGGTAGCCGTCGATCTCGCCGCAGGCGTCCTCAATGGCCTTGGCCACGCGGGCGTCATTCACCAAGCCCGTTTCCTCGTCATCCGTGAGCTGGATGAGCAGCTGCTCTTCCAGCAGGTCCAGGATGTCCGCCTTGGCGCAGTACATGGCCTAGTCCTCGCTGCCCTTGGCCTGGTCGTTCTTGGCGAGTTCGGCCTTCTTGGCGGCCTCGGCCAGCGCCTGGTCCAGGAGGGCCTGGATGTCAGGCTTGTTCTTCACGCCCTGGGGGATCTCCACACCCATCTCGGCCAGCCTGGCCTTGATCTGCGGGACGGTCAGCTCAGGGGCCTCCTTGATCTCCTCCACCTGGAGCATGGGCTCGGCCTTCAGGATATCCACCTGCTCGGGCGTGAACGCGCCGTCCGGGTGCTCCTTCCACTCGCTGGAGTGGGGCACGCCGCAACGCCGGAAACCGTCGGTCTTTGATCTGATGCGAAGCATGGGACTCTCCTTGTTTTGGGGTCGCGTCGGCGCGTTCTCATCTTGAGTGCAACGCGCCGACGCGGGGTTGGGCTACGGGAGCCAGCGGCAGACGACCAGTTCAGCCGAGTTGAACCAGATGTTGCTGGAGTTGTCGGCCAGCTTCTCCGCCTTCAGCACGTTGCGGCCAGCGGCCTCGCCGGTGGCGCCAACAATGAGGTGCGTTCCGGTGGTGCCCAGGGGCTCGCCATTTTCGTTCTTGAGCGAGGCGAGGGCGGTGCGCGCGGCGGCGTAGTTCTCGGCGTTCAGAGTCTGCTTGGAGGCGTAGGCCAGCTGCCACAGGCCGAAGCCAACGTTCTTGCGGTCATCCACGCCGTACAGGTACTTCTTGCGCATGAAGGTCTGCTCGTCGGTGGCCTTGTCCATGGCCACGAACTCGGGCTCCTTGCGCACCTGGAGGATCAGGGGTTTGAAGGCGTTGGACAGGTCCATGAGGTACCAGGGGGTGCCCGCGCCGCCGCCGAAGTTGCTCACGCTCTGGTCGCCCACGGGGTGGTCGGTGTCGAAGAAATACTGGCCGTCGTAGCACCTCTGGATGAAGCCGGAGGCCAGCAACTGGAACACCAGAATGTCGCGGTGCCGCGCGGCCACCTGGCCGAGGTTCTGGAACTGCGGGGTGTAGATGCCCATTTCGTCGTCGTCGATGCTGTTGCGGTCAACAGCGACGGTGGACTCAAAGTCCTTGTTCCGGATGGTGAAGCCGTGCGCCTCGATGTCCTTCACCGCGCGCTCGCCGACCCACTCGCGCATCTGGGGAAAGTCGCCCAGGAACGGGTAGTCGGTGCTGCCCTTGTTGCTGCCGGTGCGCATGGCCACCAGGGGCCACAGGCTCTGGGCCACGGCTTTGGCCAGGGCATCCTTGAAGACGGTGTTGAAGGACCTGTAGACGCCCTGCAACGTGCCAGCGTTGATGATCATTTCGTTCTCTCCTTGTTGGTGTGCCGGTGGGGCGGCTAGGCGATGAACACCCAGACGCCGCCGTTCTCAAAGCCCAGGCACTTGCCGCCGACGATGTCATTGGTGGTGTCGTGGGCCACAGTCTCGCTGTCGGCCACGAGGACGTTGCCGCCGATGTCGGCCACGGTGCAGGGGCTCGCGCCGCTGTTCTTGAGCAGGAACGCCTTGAGCCTGGTCACGCGGACAACGGCGTCGCCGTCGCCACCGGCGCTGTTGTCCACGCTCTCCGCGAACACGCCGATGACCTTGAGGCCGACGGCGTCTGAGGCGGGAACCGCGTAACCGGCGGCGTTCACCGCAGCGATATTTCCGGCCTCGGCCTTGGTGGATGCGGCGACGGAGAGCGGGATCTCGATACCGTCGCGCTGGGGGGTCTTGCGTTCAGCCATCTGTTTCCTCCTGGGGTGTTTGGTCCGGGCGCGGCTACTCGGGGTTGTGGGCCTTCCACATCTCCGGCGACACGCCGCACATTTCGTTGATCTTGCGCTGGTCGTCGTTGAGCGCGCCGCCCTGGTGCTGGCCATCCACGGTCTTGGTGTCCTTCAGGGGCACCACGCTGCCCTCGGGCCGGGCGAGCACCACGGTCTGGAACATCTCCGGCTGGTCCTGGGCCATCTTGCGGCCCCAGGCGTCCAGCTCCGCCTTGCTGGTGCGGCCACTCTTCAGCGCCTCCTGGATCAGGCCCTCGGCCTTGATGCCGCAAAGCTCGCTCTTGAGGGCCTCCACGCTCTTGGCCAGCTCGCCGGAGGCGCTGGCCGGGGCCTTGAGCGCCTCCACCGCGCCGAGCACCTTGGCCTTGTCCACGCCCTCGGCCAGGCCCAGGGCGGTCAGGACCTCCTTGCAGGCCACCAGCTCGGTGTCCTTGTCAGCAGCGCCCTTGGCGGGCGGGGCCTTCTTCAAAGCCTCCAGGTCGCCCTCGGCCTTGACCTTTCCGGCCTTGAGGTCGGCGATGGCCTTGAGCACGGCGGCCTCGTCGGCGGATGCCTCCAGACCAAGCTCCTTCTTCAACACTTCGAGATTCTTCATGTCCTCGTCTCCTTCGTGCAGGTTCGGGGTGTATTTCGCAGCCAACGGAACCGCGTCCTTCATGCGCGGCTGGTTGGTAAGCGCCACGTTGTGCAGCTGGGCGATGCGGTTGTCGGACTTGCGCCGCACCAGCACAGGGGAGTGGTAGCGGTATTCCTTGAGGCGGATGTGCTGCGCCGCCTTGGCCGTCCACTCGGCCCTGGCCCACAGGCCTGGCTTCTCGCCGTCCGTGCGCCACTCCAGGTCCTTGATCCAGCCGGAGGCCGGAGCAACGCCGTCCTTCAGCGTCTGGTGCTCGTAGTCGATGACCATGTCGTGGGAGAGGTCGGCGAAGTGCGCCAGGACCAGGCGCGCGGCCTCGTCGTCCATGAGCGCCGGGGGGCCGTCCTCGATGCGGACCTCGCCGCGCGGGAGCACCAAAAACCACTCCGGCGGTTCGACGCTCCCGGTGGAGCCGACCGCTCCGGAAGACAGGGCGAAGGTCCGCCCCAGGATCACAATGTCGTGCCGCATGCCGTTTCCCCCTCCTCGCCACGCCCAGGGATGCCCCTGGTTCGCGTTTTGGACGCGTTTTGAACTAGTCCAAGCCCCCAGGCCCGGACGACCTATCGCGCCGCCCCGGCGGAAGCGCCCAGGACGAATTTCGCCAGGGTCTCCAGGATGTCCTCCCGGTCCTGAGCCTGGAGGACCAAAAATGGCCGGGCCGGGATGTCGCCCCAGGGCAGCGGACGCTGCGAGGAAAGGTCCCAGCCGCCGCCGCGCTCCAGGCTGCCCATGATGCCCTTGCGCCGGAAGCTGCCCGCCAGGCCCATGCCGAAGCTGCCCTTGGCGGCTCCGAACTGGTGGACGGCAGCGTAGATCTTGTCCGTGCCCACGATGGCTCTGGTGGCGTCGGACTCTGCATGGACGGACTGGAGCAGCCCGCCCGCAAAGCCCTGCACAACCAGCGGACCGCCGCCGGACTTGCGCTTCTTGAGCGTGGAGGGCTTGAGCGGTGCCCACTTGCTGGGCCTGCCCCCGACCTCGAAGTTGCGCTGCACGGAGGCCAGCACCAGCGCGGCGATGAGCTTCATGCCGCGCGACAGGTCGCGGGAGCGCACGGCCATGCCATTCAAGCTGGCCTTGACCTCTGCGTCGTGGATGGTGATGTGCGTGCCGGGCATGTGGGCAAATTAGCCCCAATCCGTATGAGCTTCTTGAGATGGTGGGCAGTGTGGAAGGTTTTGCGATGGGACGGCAAATCCTTGATCAAGTCTCTATGATTTGATATAGAAACAAGTAATGCGTCAGCGCCAAATCATGAAGCTGAGGACAATATGCCAACGATAGTCGTTACCGATTTAACCCACTTCACGACGCCGAATAGCGTTTGTCTTGCTGGAATCGATGTAAACTCGGGAGAGTGCCTTCGGCCATTGCCATATTTGTCGCCCGAAGCCTGTGCAAACATTCGTCCCGGTGTTAGAATCGAGCTAAACGGTAGATCCGCTCGCACCAACGCGCCGCATTGTGAGGACTATACGTATGAAGACTACAGAGTGCTCCCATATTCAGAAGCCAGATTTCTAGCAGCACTTACCAACAGCTTAAGCGCTAGCATTGAAGCAGGATTCGGCATTGGGGTGATCGAGGGAAAGTGCATATCCATTGACACGCCCCCTGCTATGTCTATCATAACGATATCAGTCAGCCAGGATAATGTTCGCGTTATTCAAGATCGTTATCGTGAAAGGGTCAGATTTCATGTGACCGACGACGCTGGCAAGGAATATAGCTTTTTGCCTTGTGCCCAGCTTGAATGGTACAACGCAGCGGCGGCGAACAAGGCCCAAGCTGCCAATGATCTTAACGACTACATTAATACATATGAACGTTTATTCATGCGGATCGGCATTGGTCGGCCACATCAGGCTTCTGGCAGGTATGGCTTTTGGTTGCAAGTGAACGGCGTTTATGGATTTTAGCAGGTGACGTTTGCGATGCGCAAATCTATTGCCAAACACCATCTGTACACTATCGGGTACACCCCCTACACGCTACAAGATTTTATTTACAATCTATTAGAATTCAATATTACAGCGCTCGTAGATGTTAGGTCTTCACCATATAGCAAGTATTACAGCGACTACAACATGCAACATCTTAAGGCACAACTAAATTTAAGGAGCATTTACTATATCCCGATGGGAGAAGAGCTAGGTGCACGGCAAGGCTCCAGCTCTGTATATATTAATGGTCATGCTGATTATAAATTGATTGCGCAGCTATCAACATTCCAACAAGGCCTTGCACGGATAGCTGACGGCCTGACTAAGCATACGATCGTGCTCATGTGCGCAGAGAAGGACCCTCTAACCTGTCATCGTTCAATATTAATATGCAGACACCTGCGAGAAATAACGAAGATAAGTCATATTTGGCCATGCGGCAAAGACAATAGTGATGCAAATATGGAGTCGCACGAGCACCTGGAGTCTCGTCTCTTGTCTAAGTTTGGGATGGATCACCTTGATATGCTCAAGTCAAAGGAACAAGCATTAGAAGAGGCCTACGACTTACAGGGTGCTGAAATTGCCTACAAAGGCGAAGGTATTGATTCCAACAATCCAGAAATGGGGTAAGCCATGAGCAATGTTATTCTATTCTCGATTGGGTTCACAAAAAAACCTGCACAAGAATTTTTTTCTATTCTTGAGCTAAACAAGATTAAGTTGGTTGTTGACATTCGTCTCAACAACTCATCACAACTTGCAGCCTTTACAAAGCAAGACGACTTAAAATTTTTTCTTCGTAGAATACTTAACTGTGGGTATATTCACATGCCGCGATTTGCCCCTACAGATGAAATATTGAGAAACTACAAAACAAAAAGCATTACCTGGGCTAACTATGAGGCTGGCTACAAAAAATTGCTGCTAGATCGTAGTCCTTGCAAGTCGATGACAGCGGAGGAATTTGATCACGCTTGCCTCCTGTGTAGTGAGCCGACACCTGAGCATTGTCATAGGAGGCTTGCCGCAGAGTATATATCTCAGCATTACGGGAATATTGCTATTAAGCACATTTAAATTGTTATTTGCTGACCCACTCCGTGGTTGGCGCGCTTGACTTGGACGGTGTGAATACGTATCTTTTTGGTGACGAAACTGGCGTCGTGGACTGCAATCCTGTACGCCGCCAGCGGGTGGCCCCGGTCTTTGCGGAGACCGGGGCTTCGTTATTTCATCTGCCCCACAGCAAGCGCCCGGAACGCTGGCCTTGCAGGTAGCCGCTGGCGGAAACCGGAATGACCGTCCACGCCTCCATGCAGCCCTTGCTGGCCTGAGCCACCAAAAGCATCCCCTCCTTGCCGCGCAGATCCATACGCTTGATGAACCGCGTGGCCAGGCGCACCTGGCCGGTGAGGCGGCTGCGCTCAAAGTTCATCCAGACCTCGAAGGGGTCTTCGATGGTCTCCTTCAGGAAGGGCAAAAATGGAGCGCGAGCCGCGTCCACATGCGAGCCGAGCACCTCGGCGTTCACCACCAGGTTGTAGCTGAGGCCAGGCGAAGCAGCGGCGGGAGCGAACTGGAATACCTCCTGCTCGCCGCCGAGCAACTCCTTGAGCTGGGCCACAACCTCGGCCTCGGTCGAGGCGCCTGGGCCGAACCGCGCGCGCGGCGTGTCGACCGGGATCTCGCGCGGACGTCCGGCGCTTTCCCAGCCGCCGCCAGCTAGGCCGTCCGGCAGGCGCTCCCAGGTCTTCTCTCCGCTGGCCTGCCAGGCCTCCCAGGCCTCCATGCTTTGCTGCTCGCCCCAGGCGGCCTGGCCGGGGTTGTAGGCCCAGCCGGGGTCTATCCCTTTCGGAACCTGGCGCACCTCGCCGGTGCGCCTGTCCACCCACTCGTAGGTGGAGTCCGGCGGGGCCTCGGTCTTGATGGGATTCGGCCCTTCGGCCTCCTCCACCTTGAGCCTATCCAGCTCCCGCGCGGAGCAGCTCACCACGCCGCATTTGCAGCCCCAGCCGTTGGGTGGATAGTGCGTGCGCCACCAGGGATCATCCGAGGGCAGCACGGTGCCCGCCCAGCCCAGGTGCTCCAGCCTGGGGTGCTCGGAGCTGCTGCGCACATAGCGCCAGTAGGGCCTGGCCTCGCGCACGTCCGGGTCGCTCATGGCCTTGTAGTGGCCGCTGGCGTAGGCGGTGGAGAGGTTGGTCTGGTAGATCACCTGGGCGCGCCAGGCTTCGCCGCCCCTGGGGCTCCAGCCCGCGCGGTCGCAGATGCTGGCGAAGTCGCGGCGGAACTCCTCCAGCGTGGTGCCCTTGGCAATGGCCTTGTCCACGGCCTGGCGGATGTCCGTCAGCAGCCCCTCGCGCGTGGCCCCGGCCACGGTGAAGGCCCGCGCGTGCTGCCCCTGCCACAGGTCGTTCCAGCGGCTGGTCTCGATGTTCAGCTTGTCCCGGAAGAACGCAATGGCGTCCGTAAAGGGCAGGCTGGCGTACTGCGCGCTCGCGGGCATGGGCTAGGCCTCGCCTCCGGCATTCGCATCAAAGCGGCCCGACAGCTCGGCCAGAGCCAGGGCCTGTTGCATGCCCTCGGCCACGTCCGCCGGGTTCATGCCCGCAAAGGCTTCGAGCAGCTGGTCGCGGAACTCCTCCAGGCTTTCGCACTGTGCGAGCAGGGCCTCCAGGCTGTTGACCCAGGAGGCATGCCCGGCAGCCAGGGCCACGCGCTGCGTGAGCTTGGCCACGACAGGCGCGCCCGTCGGGTCCGCCAGCGGATCTGCCTGCCCAAGTTCCGGCAGCGAGCCCTTGAGCACCAGCTTGAGCTTCTCCGGTGCGGGCGGCTGGCCGCCCTGGGTCGGAGGAGGCTCGGTCGGCTTGGCCTTGGCCGTGAGCGGCGTCTGGCCGTCCTGCGCCATGGGGATGCCGAAGCGCTCGGCGATGTGCTCTTGGGCCACGTTGAAGCCCCGGTCAATGAACACGCCGTACACCTCGGCCAGGGCCTTCTGGTCCTCCGGCTCTTGCACCTGGAAGCGGAACTGCGGCACGGGAGCATCCCAGCCGAAGTTGAAGCCCACAATGGGCTTGAGCAGCAGCTGGGTGATGGTCTTGGCCAGGGCCGAGGCGTCGGCCTTGACCAGGTCCAGGCGCACCTCGTTATGCACCTTGCCCAGGGCCATGCTGCCCTGGCCCTTGCTGCCGCCCGCCTCGCTGGTCAGCGTCTGGCCCAGCACGGCCTTGCTCACCTGGGCATCGCAGAAGTTCGCCAGGGACTCATAAACGTTCAGGCTGCCCGTACGCACGGCCTCAATGAACTCAATCTCGGTGTTGCGGCTGATGATGCCCGCCGCCTCCACGCCGATGGAGCGCACGGCCTGGAGCAGGGCCTCCTTGTCCGGCTCGCTGGCGCTGGGGCTGTACTTGCCGATGCGCAGGGGCTGGCCGTAGGTCTCGCTGAAGCTCACCCAGTCCTTGATGGTGTAGTTCTTGAACAGGTACATCCACGTGCAGGTGCGCATGATGCCCGCCCGCGTGTCGTAGCCGCTGCGCGCCTTGTGGCGGTGGTAGACCCACTTGAAGGGCTGGAGGTCCACGCCGTGCGTGGGCTCCTCCTCGGTGAGCACGCGCGGGGTCAGGCTGTCCCAAAAAGTGAGGCGCTTGGGGTGAATCCACTTCAGGTCGCGCGGCATGGCCTGGCCGGAGGACTGGTCCCACAGGATCTCGTGCAGGCTGTAGCCCTTGGCCAGGGCGTCCAGCATGTCGAGCAGGTTCTCGTCCCAGTTGGGCAGGGCCTCGATGCACTGGCGGCAGAAGGCGGCCACATCCTCGCCCCTGGGGTCGTCCTCCTGGGGCAGCACCTCGAAGTCCAGGCCGGTGACGGCCTGTTTGCGCAGGGCGAACTGGCTGCCCAGGTGGGCGTCCTTTTCCTCCATCTCCTCGAACAGCTCGGCCTGGCGCAGCACGTCGCCGCCGTCCGCCGCCTGGAGGATCTCCGCCAGCCTGGCCGGGGTGAGTCCCTTGGACGGGTAGGTGCTCCAGCGGTCGCGCAGCTGGGCCACGGCGATCTCGCGCTTCTCGGGCCGCCTGGTCAGGACGCTCTCGATGGGCCGCCCGAACTGGTCAAACAACGTCGTCATATCTTCCCCCCTAGTATGCTTCACGGCGGGCGGCGGAGCCGAAGCGCCCACGGCCAGCCACCTGGATCTCCGCCTTGCCCGAGGGCGCGAACTTCCGCGCCGCGAAGTGCGCCAGCACCATGGCCGAGGCCGCGTCGCCGTGGCGCTTCCTGCCGTCGGCCCCTTTTGTCCTGGCCTCCGGTATCTTGGGGATGCCCTTGACCTTGCGCACGGCGCGCAGATCTTCGGCCACATCGGCGTCCTTGGGCAGGAGCAGGGTCTGGTCCTCCAGGTCGGCCTTGACCGGCGGCCAGTGCTCCAGGTTCCAGCCCTCGGTGGCCTGCACCTGCTCGACCATGTCCGCGCCGTATTTTTGCCGGGCGCGCTCCGCCATGTACGCGCCGTTGCCGCGTGCATCGAGCGCCGCGCCGGAAAAGCGCGGCAGGCGCTCGCAGATGTAGTTGAAGATCTGCTCCTGCTGGGTGAAGGGGCAGTCGCGCAGCTCCACCAGAAACGGCGTGGCCAGGGTCAAGTCCTGCATCTGCTGGAGCGGCCACTGCACCGACAGGTCGACCAGGCGGCCAAAGTCCTCGCCCAGCCAACTAGGCCGGTCGGGTAAGCTCAGCAGTACAGGCAGCAGCTCGGCCTTGCACCAGTCGGAAACCTCGGCCTGGCGCAGCTCGTCCGGCCAGTCCACGAAGTCGCGGGCAGGCGGGCTCCAGCGGATAACGGGCACGGGGCGCATGGCCGCCTCGACCACGGTGCGCAGCAGGTATGCGCCGCTGCCGCGCGCGGGAACGCAGTCCAGCTCCTCTTCGGCGTCATCACCGTAGAAGGCGCGGATCTCCTCGCGCCAGGCCGCTTCGCCCTCGGGTGTCCAGATTCTGCCGGTCTTGAGGCAGATGCGCTTGTACAGGCCGTCGGCCAGGGCCTGGTCAAAGGTGATGCGATGCAGGCTGTACGGCTTGCGGCCCGCGCGGATGTCCTCGCAGAGCTGGTTGAAGGGGTTCTCCTCGCCGTCGTGGGTGGAGAGGACGACCACCTGGCCACCCCACATGAGCAGGGCCAGAGCGGCCTTGAGCACGGCCTGGAGGTCCTTGTGGAAGGCGGCTTCGTCGATGACCACGCGGCCCTGCCTGCCGCGCAGGTTGGTGGGGCTGGAGGACAGCGCCACGATCTCCTTGCCGGAGGCGAACTTGATGCGGAAGGCCAGGATGCTCTTGTCGCCCTCGCGGTCGTCGTCCTCAAACAGGAACTCCTCGACCTCGCTGCACACGTAGTTGAACTGGCGCGCCCACTGGCCGCAGGTGTCGATGTACTCCCGCGTCATTTCCCGGTTGTAGCCCAGGTAGAGCACATCCATTCCATCCTGTGCGTCGAGGACATCAAGCAGCGCCTGGCCATTTCGCCCCTCGGTGGAGGCCAGCAGCACATCGTCCGCCGACTCACACCAGGTGAGGCCGATGCGGCGGCTTTTCTCGCAGACCTTCACCTGGCTCCGGTCGGCCACCCAGCGTTGCTGGTAGCCCAAGAGGACGCTTTCCGTTCCGCTCACTGGCCCACTCCCAAAATCTGCTTGCGCACGGCTTCCGCTGTCGCAGCCGTCAGGCCCTTCTTGCGCTCACCCTTGGCCGCGCCCTTGCGCATGCCCTGCACCAGGTCGATCGCCTGGCGCAGCTCGCGCACGGTCTTGAGGTCCACGCGGGCCGGGTCGGCGAGGATCTGGTTCAGGCGGATGCTCAGGGCCTCGTCCAGGGCGGCCACGGCGTCGGCCTCGGTCTTGATCTCGCGCAGGGGGCGGGCAGCGGCAGCGGCGGCGTTCTCAACTTGCCTGCCCTGGCGGATGGCCTCGGCCTGCTTCATGGCCAGGCCTTCCAGGCTGGCCACGGCAAAGCCGGTCTGCGCATCCTTGGTGTCGATGAGGGCCTTGAGCATCTTGGACCGGCCCAGGATAAAGTCCGCGCGGATGTCCGCCTCAGCCTGGGCGATCTCGTTCCGTTTGGCCTGCCAGCCGTAGGTCTCGCTCCAGCGCTTGAGGCTGCTCTCCGCCACGCCCACGGCCTGCGCCACCTGGGCAAAGGTCAGGCGGTCCACGCAGTACAGCTCCTGCGCGCGAAATACGGTCTCCGGCGGATGTTCTTTGCCCATTTTTGCGTCCCTTGGTTTACTTCTTCCGACCCATAAGGGTATAATGCCAACATCGAGCCCAGATGCAGGGGGAACAAAACCTGTGGCGGGGGTGTCCAGTGGGATCGCATTCTCTTAAAAAGGAAGGTTCCCAATTGGATAAAAACTTCGAATGGAGTCACCTCGTTCCAGTGGTGATCGGCATTATGGCCTTATGGTTTGGTGGTTTAGGTGGCCTTTGGATTCATGTTGGGGCCTTGCTCCACATAGTCGCATTGGCGGTAGAGTGCTCAATAACTGAATGGTTCACGTATTCTGGTCCCACTGGCCCCCTTCCATCTGCGCTCGATCCAGTGCCCCGGCTTGCTGGGGCACTGGCCTTTTAATCCCCGAGGATCTCGGCCAGCTTGGCCAGCTTGGCGTCCACGGCCTTCAGCTCTTCCAGGCGCTGGGCCAGGCTCATGGCCTGATCCAGGATCGCGTCGCCGTCGAGGCTGCCCACCTCGGCGATGGGGTTCAGCAGGCCGCGCAGGCGGTCGCGCTGGGCCTCGATGTCGCCAGCAAGGATCTTGCGTTTCCGGCGCAGCTCCACGCGCTGGCCCAGGTATTCCGTTCTCTCGCCCATGTGTACCTCCCTATCCCCGCCCGCGTGCGTTTTCCCGCGCCACAGGGCAGAACATGTTGTTTTCAATCTTACCCGCCAAGCGCTCCAGCACCTGGACATTGGTAGACACCAGGTCGGACAGGTCGTCGGCCACGCGCTCGTAAGCCTTCACTAACTCGACGTTGTCCTTGTAAAATTGCGCCGTCTGCTTCTGGTTCTCACCCAACTCCTTTACGATGGCCTGGGTGTCCGCCCGGTAGATCTCCAGCTGCGTGGTCGACGCCTTCTGTGCGGCAGCGACGACCTCGGCCATGTCCTTGCGGTAGACCTCCAACACCCGCTCCTGTTTGCGCGCGCTCAAGTAGTTCAGCACCAGCACCGTGATGAGCACGGCGGCAGGCCCACCGAGCAGGAGCAGGACAAGGCCAGGCACTCCGAGCTGCTGCAAGATCCCGGCGATGATGCCCAGTACGCGCAGGAGGTTGGTGATCTCGACGCCGTTCACTTGGGCTCCTCCATGGTGACTGTTTTCGGGATTCCCTCCGCCCACTTGATGAGCTTCAGGTACTTGGCCGTGGTGTCCCGGCAAATCCGGGCGTTGTCGCGGTTGACCACCTGGACATCCTCCGGGGTCACTCCGCCTTGTCGAAACTCCCCGGCTTGAGCGGTCGGTATTGCTCCGGCTTCTCCAGCAGCGCCGGGGGCGGCGGCGGGACCGGCTGGATCGCCGTGGCCGAAACCCCAGGACTCATTGTACAGCCCCACCCAGCCAGGGCCGAAAGTGCAACGACCATCAACAGCGGCAACAGAGAGCGACGCATCGGCTATCCTCCGGTTGGTGATTGCGCGGCCCTGGGCCGCAATGGTTGTGCGGGCGTCGGCCAGCTCCTCGGCCAGCTTGTCGCGGCGGATGACTTCCGCGTCGACGACGCGCCGGGCAGTGTCGCTGGCCAGGCGGTTGGCGCGCTCTATGCTCGCCTCCAGCGTGGCGTACTTGGCGTTGCCCTTGTCCGTGGCCGTGGCATGGCCGTGGCGGTAGCCGCCCCAGGCGCTGGCCAGGCAAAGCAGCAGCACGAGCAGCACGCCGCCGATGCCGAGGGCGGCTTTGACGCCGGGCTTTGATGCGAAGGTGGTCAGGTCCACAGGTGCCTCCTACTTGTCCGGGTTGTCGGGGCGGACGTTGCCGCCTGTGATCTGACTGGTGATCTGGCCGCGCGCGCGGGTGAGGTAGCTTTGGCCCAGGGCGGCCACGCCGCCACCGCCCAGCAGGATGCCCATGGCCTCGCCAAAGGCCGAGGCTGAGAACTCCTGGCCCTTGACCAGGGCTATGCTCTGAAACACCACGAGGGCGATGAAGGCCGACAGCACCAGGGCAGTGTGGGCCTCGGTCGGCACGGGGCTTGAGTTGAAGGTGCGCGGGAAGATCATGCGGGGTCTCCGTCGCCAGGCGTCAGGAACAGCTCGCGCTCGGCTGCACGGCGTGTCACCAGGCCAGGCTGAATGCGGCCCTTTGAGCGCACCCAGCGCTTGAACTCCGCCGCCGCACCCTTGATGTCGCCGGTGTTCAGCTTGTTGAGCAGGGTTGAGTCGCGGAAGGCTTGATCCCCAACGTTGAAGGCGAAGGAGACAAGCGCAGAGAACTGATTGCCGGTGACTGGGACTTCGAGCGCATCCTCAACAGCGGCCTCGAAACGTTCAAGGTCGGCCTGCTTAAACAGAATCGCCAGGGCCTCGGTGATGACCAAGCCGGGGTAAACATCCGGCCCGGTATGGCCCCAGCCGATGGTCCAAACGCCAGCCGGGCAACGGTAGGCCTCCATGCGCAACTCCTCACTGACGAGGATCAGGTCCAGGCCCTGGCGGTTGATGCGGGACATGAGGGGCTACCTCCGGGTTTGTCCCTGCCTGGCGCGGGCCAGCACCAGGCAGGGACGTCTCAAGGGGTGATCAACAGCCCTGAGACTACCTGGGGGAGAGCGGAAGTTCTTGAAGGGGTGGGCGGTGTGGACGGGTTTTGGACGGGTGGCGGGCAAAAGAAAAGGGCGGCGCTCCTGGTGATGGAGGGCCGCCCGAGGGGGGCATGTGCTGTACGCCGGTCAATCCATCAGGCGAATCCCGTTCAGGGTGTCGGCCTGGGCGATTTTCTTCCCCGACGGGTCGTAGAAATAGATGTTTCGCGGTGAGCCGTTCAGGATGACATCAGAGTTGGCGATGGCCTGGACATAAGCCAGCCTGGAGTTGGGATCGGTGATGAACATCTTCATCTCCACCACGAGGTGCGGCCCTTCCTCAAAGATTTTGCAGTCCTGCCGCACCAGGGCCATGGCCTTCTGCGCGGCCTGCCGCTGTTCTGCGCTGTACTTCTGGGGGCTAGCTTGCTCCGGCTGCGCCGAGCTGGCGGTGGCGGTAGGAGTTGATGCGCTTTGCGTCTTGCTGTTGCCACATCTTGACGCCACGAAACCGAGTAGCAGCACGACGGCGATGATCGTCCCCCACCCAGGCTTTTTCATTTCCGCCCCCCTCCCTGGCTATACTCGCATTCCGTGTAGACTCGTTTGGACAAACAAAGTTCTACGTGAAAGGATGGCAACTCAAAGTGGCGTAGGTTGAGGTTGAAAAATACTTATTTTGCTGAGTCAAGTATCGGAAAGACTAACCGCGAAAGGTCATCTACAAATGATTTTCTCCCAATGTCGTAATTCCTAACTTGTTCTGTGGATGAAGAGTAATCGTCAACTATAAGTGATGGAAGCGTTACAAAAACATTGTGTATCCACTCAACCAAATTCTGCTCATTGTCATTTTGAGCGGATGTAATGCTATCACTGAATGCATGTATAGAAGTCCATGTAGGATAATTGTCGGTTTGAATCGCTTGATTCACTTTGTCACCGCGAAGTATTGGGATTGTAACGTAAGGCTGTGTACATCCATCGTCATTAACCATCTGATCCCAATATGATGATTCGTCTGCTCCTGACAACACAAGGCTGATGCTTTTTGTAGAGCTTAGCATATGCATTAAGGCAGCAATTGTGTATAGAGGTCTCATATGGCGAGCTATGGGGTCAGAATTGATTTCCTCTCTATGAGAAGTTATGTAACTTTTCGTATTGAGTTGGACTAATGCCGCGTACTTCATCCGTCCCATCATGCGCTCAATCAAGCTCCTAAGATCACAACAGACGGCACCATGTGGAGCAATAAACGAGCTGAGTTGGTTGAATGATACAGATGGATTGAACTTCCTACGAGTAAAATACGATAGAATATGTTTACGGAAAGCTTCAACGTAGTCCTTATTACTTGCGTCAACAGAGCCATAGTCTACAAGGAATATATGTATATTCCATCCAAGGAAGTCAAACAGTTTAAGAACTTCAATCTGTGCACGGTGGATTGCAGTTAGTGATTTCCGAGGTACTACAGGCCAGTAAATGTCCCCTTGATCTAATAGTCGGATGTTTTGAGTCGAAAGTGTTATATTCGCTGAATTAAGTAATGCGCGAACAATGCCATCAAGGGTATCTGCTGGGCGAATGAAAGCGTATGCGTTCCAATCAAATTGATAATATGAAACGTCACCTAGTCCCTTAAACTCACCAACTTTAAGTTTGGTTAAGTGGACTATGTCTTTGCTATTGCTATGCAAGTAACTATACGAATCTGTGTCCATCGAAAGCTCAAACGGCTGTGTAACACCGCCAAGCCTTGCGGCAAGTGTCATGGAGTCACCAATGCACCTGCCATCATCTTCGATGCGAACCTCGCTTGAAGCAATAAGGATACGAATCTTTGCGGCACTGTTATATTTCTTTGAATATTGGCTAAGATATTGAAGCGACGATACCGCAGCATTTATGGCATCAACGGAACTTTCGAAAAATAAATATCCACCATCACCCGTTTCGTTCTGAGGCACTCCACGATTATTGGCGCATATTGAGTCAATAATCCACTTCATCTGATTGGTAAACTTTGACGCGTTGGATAAGCCAATAGACTTAGTGTGAGCAGTCCAGTTCGCTATATCCCACAGTAAAACGGTTCTCTTGACGGTTCTTGCCATTGCTTACCTACTTTGCAGGTTTAGGTATCTCTCGATGTGGCCGGTTACGTCAATTGAGTCCATGATCTTCCCTATCGAAGGATTGCTTGGGCTCTGCTCATCGACAGGAATTTTGTGATCCTTCCCCGTCGGCTGCAACATGAAACGTCCACTTGGAGTGACAAGGATAACCGATTCCGGTCTGCTGCTCGGTACAATTTGAACGGACATTTTTCGGTTCCAACCACTTGGAGAATTACGCCGCGCCAAGATTTCTTCAGTGTAGTACTGCTCGTTACGTTCCGAGGGATGCAGGGTGCTCCACAGCGTCTTGTCTCCAAATGGACACAGCGCAAAAATGCGCCATGACTTCACCCCCATAAAGAAAAGAGCGTTTCCCAACGGTCGTAAAGTCGTCATGCTTCTTTTTGTCAGCACTGTATGTACAGAATATGGTATACCAAGCTCTTTGCAAGTAGATATGGCATTAATCGCAGCGTTGTGTGCGTTAACGCTTGTAGATTTAGAACAACGAAGCAAATTATTATCTTTATGATTGTGTGAATCAATTGATATTCTCATTACAGCGCTTGCAGAGTGAATGGATGCTGCTATCTCTGTGGTTAAGCCAACGCCGTTAGTGTCGACGATGATCCCGACTTTTCCTTTCAGCGCATCCAATGCTTCTGAAAAGTACGGAGAAGAAAGTGGATCACCGCCTGTTAGAACTACAGCCAACGGATGTTTAGAAAGTATCGTATTTGCAATTATAGGAATTGAATCAATATTTTCAGGTTCATCCGATTGAATAATGTCACGAGCAAAGCAATATTTGCATTTTAAGGCGCAACTTTTCGTGAGCATCCAGTTGATAAGTATTGGAGACTCACAGTGAGTGGTCAGCGGGAATGATTGGAGGCTCGGCAAAAAATGTGTTGTTTTAAATTGTACGGAATCAAGTTCACCTATAGACCTCACAATTTCAGAATACTTTTCCTTGTGCTCATCGTTTCCATTAACCCAACTTAATACTTCATGCTTGTTGTCGCGAGAAACAGCATGGATCAGCCCAGAGAATGGCGAATAGACAAGCAACCCTAAATGCTTGTCATCTTTAATGTAGAGCCCAGATATTGTATACGGTTTTGCCATTATCTTTTCTCGACTTGAACAATGTATTCAATATGCTTTGCCCGGACACCTTTGGCTCTTGGGTTTTTTGTTCCAACGTGGAACTGCTCATTTTCTTCTTTAATGCTTGCTTCGTAACCTAACGTATTCCAAATGTCCTGTACCACTTGTGCAACAGGAATTTTTAACCCACGATAAGTATTATTTACGACAACAACAAATCCTATGAACGGACAATCTAGCATTATAGAAATATTCTTGTACGCAGCTTCAAGCAAAGAGAAATAATTCGAAAAGTATGGTCCGTAATATGTCTTGTAATCAGAAAACGTGCGGCCCGATTTTTTGCGTGCGATTTCTTCCGCTGCATTTAAAAATTTCAGCGCAGTCTTGTTTGTCGGACTCGGAAATCGTTTGTCTTTAACAAAAACGGACCCGATGTTACCACTCCCGTCATTCAGTTGCAGCATCCCTATTTTGCTGCCAATATGCTCAAGAAAGGTGTTTTCAATTTTGAACATTGATCTGAAGTCCCTTGAATTAGGATATGGTGGGGATGTGATCATGCAATTAATTTTGTTCTTCGGGCCTTTGTAAAATCTCGCATCTGCATGGAAGAGTTTACAGTTATTCTTGTAGCTTGGAGCTTTCATTATACAATATTCTAGAGCTCGAAGATATGTTATGAAATCATCCTCGTATCCCTCATAAATACATATCCCACCTTGTTTGATGTGTGACGATGTGTCTCCTGTGGAGTAGCAAGATAACCTTGATACGAAAGGGAGAAGAATAGACATTGAGCGTTCAGTCGTCATTTCTTCGCTTTCAACGTACTCGGCAGGGATGTTGTCTTTTATGATTGCAAACAAATGATCGAGTATATTAAGCCCGCATTCCGTAAACAATTCCCCGGATGCTTCTGGCTTGAGATGTGATTTTGGGATATTGTTGTTTGCGATGATGTTTCCAATCGCTCTGAGAATGACTTTTCTGTTGTTGCTGAGGAATATGGATTGCCATAAATACTGAGGGTAGTTGTACTCTATGCTATACGACGCCATGTTGTTTGCAGCGCAACTGTAAGCTGTACCACCATATCCTGACATCGGGTCGAGTATTACCATGTTGCGTATGCTATTGTTGACAAGCCACGAGTGTGCAAGTGAAAAAAGTTCACCGTGTGCAACTGTAAAGGAAGCGTAACTCCTATTGCTTGTGAGCAGGCTGCGGTAGCCGCTTCTAATTAGATCGTATGTAGTAAGCATCCTTCCATTCTCTTTGTCATATAATTTCGCGCGTCGTCTTAGTGACCGAGAGCCGAGTTACGTTACCACGACGAGTATTGGGCCGCAAATTCTAAGGCGATTTCCTGTCAGACTCACCTGACTGTGCTGACACGCTGATTCTAGCGTTTTCAACTGGTCAGCGACGGCGTGTGGAGCTTGTGGTCTCTGGCTTGCCTGTCCCTTTCGTTCCCCTTGGATTACAGACAATCTATGCCCTTAGGGATTTGCAGAAATTATTCAATAGGTCAACTCATTACGACGACCCCGATCCGACTGTTCAAGCTCTGATCTCCCTCGCGCCCTTACTCCACCACCCGGCCCATCTCCGCCAGCACGCTCTCGCTGGTCACGCGCACGGGCTCATCGACGTGGCGCTGGAGCTTGCCCTCAGCAATCATCTGGTACACCTGGGAGCGGCTGACCCCCAAGGCGAAGGCCGTCTCCGCCACGTTCAGCAACGCCTTCTTCTCCGCTAGCTCACGCGCGCTGATGGAGGGCAGCATGGCAAAAGCCACCTGGAACCCGCGCCGCACACCGGGCAGGATGAGCTGGAAGCCCTCGCCGTGCGCCTGGGAGCAGCGCCTGGCGCAGCCCAGGCAGACATGCTGCTCCCCGCGCGTGAACCAGGCCGCCTTCTCCGGCCTGGGGCAGCGCAGCCGACCGTACACGCAGCCCTCCACCTCGCCCCTGTAGGGCGCGTAGCCCCGCTCCAACAGCGTGAGCAGATCTTCGATGGCCCGTCTGGACATGCTCTCCTCCTCCCTTGATTTGACCTGAGACTTGCACTTAACTTGAGAACACCAGCGAGACCGAAGCGGCCTGCGCCTTGAAAAGTTCATCGCACCGCCCGCAGGGCCGGGCCTTCACCGAGCAGCGCACGCAGGCCACGCCCTTGATGGCCGCAAGCACCCGCGCCTCCTGCCCTTGCGCCAGGCCTAGGGCCTCGGCGATGCGCAGCGCCTGGGCAGCCCTTGAGCCGGGGTAGGTTCCGGCCAGGACCATGTACACCGTCGAGCGGTTCAGCCTGCCCTTGTGGCGGCGGCAGAACCGATGCACCGTGCCGTAGCGTGCGCAGATGGCCCGGCGCAGCTCCGGGGCGGACGGCGGCTCCTGTACCTCGGTATCGACCTCGGTATCCGTCACGCCGCCCCCATCTTGTCCGGGCTGGGGTCGATGCCCTTCTTGCGGCAACGGTTGGTCATGTCCTTGATGAGCGTTTGCAATGACGCCTGGTCATTCAGCCAGAGGATGTTCTCCACGCCGAACTGCTGCTTGATGCGCTTTTGCAGGCCCACCAGGCTCCAGCCCAGGGCCTTGGCCAGGGCGAGCGCGTAGCGCTTCTGCCGAGCGTGAGGCGTGCCGTCCGGGATGGCGATGTGCTCCGCATTGATGCGCGGCTTGGCTTGCTTCGGCGTGCTCACCCAGCCCAGCTTCTCCATATGCGTGAGCAGCTTCTCCAGGCCCTTCATGTCCAGCTTGGAGGAGGATTCCACGCCATGCCTGGCCAGGACTGCGCGGTAGGCGGCGTCATCCAGGCCCAAGTCCTTCTTGGCGATGTGGACCTTGGCCAGCAGGCTGCGGCGGGTGTTAAACGACATGGGGCACCTCCCGTCCAAAGTGATCCAGAGGCGTCACCTCGACGCAAGGCGCCCAGCCCACCCCACCGGCCAGGAAGATCATCCACACGCCAGAAAAGGCGCGTATGGGGTCGCTGAGGGCGAAGGTCTGCACGCCGTTGGGGATGCCCTCGGTGTCGGCCTTCTTCCAGCGGCAGCGGGCGCGCTGGCGCAACATCGGGTGCGGCGGCACGGGCGCGGACTCGCCACCCACACCTTCCATCTCGGCCTGGATCATGGCGGCCACCCGCGACAGGGGAACAAACTCCGCCCCACCGTCGGCGGAGACCCAGCGACCACTCAGGATGCTGCCCCGCATCACGCGATGCAGGCCGGGCGCGGCCAGGGTGTGGGACCACTGCCGGGCGTGGTAGAGCGCCAGCTTCACCGTCTCGTTGCTCGAAAATTTGAGCAAAATTTGACACCACGATTCGCGCTTTTCGGCCATGGTTTTCAGGCAAACTACCGTTTGCCCGCCTCCTGTTGCGCGGCCCAGCGATGCTCGCTGTCCACACGGTTCAGCGCCTGCTGGCAGACACGGAGCATGCGCATGGCCGCCGCGTCGGCAGCCTCGGGCACGATCTCCGTGTGGCGCAAGGCCACGAGCACGGGCCGCCTCTCCACATCGTCGTACAGAATAGGGCTGCCGAACTTGCCACGGGTGAGGCTGTAGCGGGCGGCGGCGTTCGACATGGTTCACTCCTGTTGGCTGCTCATCAGGCCGGGGCAACCACGCCCCGGCGACCGCGCCCCCGATGGCCGGGGGGCGGTTTCGCATCTCTGTTAGGCCTTCAAAGCGTTGTTGAGCGCCTTGCCCATGGTGAACCGCACGGCGGTCCTGGCCGGGATATCAATGGGCTTGCCGGTGCGCGGGTTGCGGCCCGTGCGGGCCTTGCAGCTGTGGGCCTTCAGCTTGCCCAGGCACGGCAGGGAGACCTCCCCGCCGCCCAGCAGCTCCGCCGCCGCCACATCGCCCAGACTGTTCACGATGCGCTCCACGTCCGACTTCTTGCTCTTGGTGGCCTCGGCCACCAGGGTGATGAGTTCCGCCTTGGTCATTGTCGTGCTCCTTGGGGTTGAGGGTTAAACCGCCGCCATATCCAGCGGGATGACCGTGTAGGCCCCGCTGTCCTGGCGCTGATACACGCGGACGTAAGACTTGGTGCCCGTGACCTGGATGCTGTCGCCGATGGCCTGCATGGCCTTGAGCCAGCGCTCGTCGGTGATGTCCAGGCGGCGCAGGCCCAGAATGCGGGTGGTGGAGATCTTGCCCTCTTTGTCGACCTGGAAGGCCTGGTCGATGAGCGCCTGGATCTCGCTGCGGGTACCCTGGGTCCAGTCCTTCAGGCACTCGTCGATGAGCGCCTTGGCCGCCTGGAGGCGTTCGTCGAAGGTGATGTGCTCGGCCACCTGGCGGGCGATCTTGAACCTGCCGTCGTAGGACAGCAGGGTCACGTTGCCTTTGTCGCCGCCCACCTTGGCCCCGTACCGCTCGGCGGAAAGGGACACGAACGCGCCCACGTCGGCCATCAGCTCGGCCTTGAGCTTGGCCAGCAGCTCGTGCATGGCCTTGACCTTGGCCACCTTCTCCATCACCAGCTCGTGCCTGGCCCGGTCGATCTCCTTCACCTGTTCCAGCGGCACCTGGTGCCCCTGGGCGTTCTCCATGTAGCCTTCCATGTGCGTTCTCCTTACTGCTCAAGGGTTGCGGTAACAGGGGCGGTGATGGGTAGAGCCGCCGCCTCCAGGTTGCGGGCGATATCCGCGCATTCGTCCAGCACGGCGATGACGCGGCTGGCGATCTCCCATTGCTCTATGGGGATGAAGCCAGCCAGTTCGCGCAGGCGGTTCACAGAGCTTTCGATCTTGCTGGCTAACATGCGTCCTCCTTGCTCCCAGGTTCGACCTGGGTGTTGATGATGTGCTGAGGTGCAAAACGGTCCAGGATGGCCCGGCAATGCTGGACGATCTTCGCCTTCTGATCTGCCGGGTCGCGCTCCATGAGCAGGCGCACCAGATGGCAGGCGCTGTTGCGCTCGCCCTCCCAAGGGTCTTTGATGCCCAGGGGGGGATATGGGATTTCCCTGCGCTCGCGCGCGGTGCCAGTGGCGACGTAGAGCACCGTGTTGCCATCCTTGCCGTGGCGGCGCAGATAGCCCTCCTCTACCAACCAACGCACGTAGCTCTGCACATGGTTCGCCCCGGCGCTTGCAACCACAGCCAGATCGCTGCAACTGAAGCCGGGCTGTTTGGCGCGGATGGCCCGCCAAATGCGCTGGTAGACCTTGCTGTGCCGTGCGCTCGCGGCCTTGGGCTCGTAGCGCATCTCGCCCCGGCCCACGCGCACCAGCTCACCCCGGTTCACCATGTCTTGCAGTTGCCGCAGCAGGCGGCGCTTGCCAGGCTCATCCGTCCGGCCACAAGTTTGGAACAACAGGGCGTTGCTGACGGTGCGCGCGCCGCCTTCGGTCAGCCCCAGGATCACGTCGCGCAGCCGGTCCATGTCGAAGGTCTTCATGCGCGCAGCCCCCGCACCATGTCGGCGTTGATCTCGACGGTTTCCGCAGCCAGGGCCGCCTGCTCCAGGCTCAGCATCATGTTGTGGACGCGCCGGAAGTTGCCCTTGGTGATCTTGGCCACCTGGGCGCAGGCCTCGGGAGACAGGGAAAGCCCTGCCGCCTCCTGGGCGTAGAGCATCACGTCCGTGGAGCTGATGCCGGTGAACTCGACCCGGTACTCGGAGGGGATGCGGTCATCCACGCGGGCGCGGGCCGAGAGCATGGTGGGCAGGCCCGGCTCGCCGATGAGCACAATGGGCACGCCGGTGTACACGTAGATGTCGCGCAGATCCTCGATGCGCTGGATGCTCAGGCGGTCGGCCTCATCGACGTAGATGGCCCGGCGCTCGTCGGCCAAAGCGTTGCAGATGGCCCACTTGCAGCGGTCGGCCCCGTGCGGGCGGGTGCCCGTCAGCTCGAAGCAGATGGCTTGCAGGAAGGCCTGCTGGGTCCAGCCCTCCCACACGCGCACGTAGACCCCGCCGTGCTGCGCGTAGTGCTGCTCTGCGGCCAGGCTCTTGCCCAGGCCCGCCGGGCTGGAAACGCAAACCATGCCCGGCCTGCCGCGCTCGGTGTCGAGCGCCTGGCGCATCACCGTCCGGAAGCGGTTCACGTTCTCCGTTTCGATGAAAATTCCCTTGCGCATTCGTGATCCCCCTTGGCTTATGCGGTCTTGCGGTACAAACGGCGCAGCTTGTCGTAGCGTAGCGCCGCAACCTCGCGGTACTCCTCGCCCTGCTCGTATTTCCTGGCCCAGGCGGCGTCCTCTTCCGTGAGGGCGATGCCCTGGACCACTTCAATTTCGAAAAGGTGGGCGTAGCGCTCCAGCGGGCTGCCAAAGCGCTCGCGGTGCGCGTAGGCCGGGCGGGCCTTTGCGGCCTCCAGGCTGCGCTGGCGCACGGCTTCAAGCTGGGTGCGCTCCTCGGCGGTGATCTCCGGCACGGCCTCCAGCATGGGCCGCCCGGCGCAGGCAGAGGCTTTGGAGATGAACGTGGTGCGCCGTTCCGAAACCGGCTGCATGTGCGGCAGGGCGGCAAGCGGGCTTGCCGCCGCCGGGCCGAACTGCTGGTGCATCTGCGTGGCCAGCTTCACCGTGCCGCGCACGAGGGCGGCGTTTTCTTTCTGCTTGGCCTTGAGCTGGGTCATGTCGAACTGCGTGCCCAGCACGGCGGCCAGCGGATGCACCGTGGTGATGGGCTTGGCCACGCCGAGCAGACGCCCCTCGTCGTAGACCCACACCTGCGACAAATCGCTGTAGGAGTAGTGGGCCATGAGCTTCTTGTTGATGCCCATGAGGAACCCGGCCTCGAACTCGCAGCCCAGCATGGCGATACGGCAACGCTTGGGCGTGACCTCGCGGCGGTACAAGAACTGCCGGGAGAGGTTGGCCAGCTCGGCCTCGCTGAAGCCTGGGCCGCGCCCGGCGGTGAACACCTCAAGCGGCGTGGTGCGGGGGCGCGTGGGGTGCGGCTGGTTGGCCTTCCAGCGGGCGAATTCCGCCACAACCTGCTTGGCCTCCTCCAAGGTCGGCACCCGGCCCTCATGGCGGTCCTTGTGCCAGCGTTCATTGCGGTGCATGTGGGCGGGCTTGTCGTCGATGTTCGCGCCCACGTAGCTGTCCATGAGCCGCGAGCACTGGCGGTCGAAGTCGCCCCACCAGCGCTCGATGACCTTGGTGCGGGCCACGTAGGGCTTGGAGTGCAGCACATGGATGCCGAGCGAGAGATACAGGCCGTCGTTTTCTGCCATGTCTGCGGAGCCGGAGAAATACTGGTTGTCAAAGGCCATGCCGTTGTCCAGGTACACGGCCCCCGGCTTGCGGCCCAGGTTCTGGCAGGCCCGGAAGAGCGAGCTGGATATGGCCTGGGTGTTCTCTGTCGGCATGATCTCGAAGGAGACGAACATGCGGCTCGCCCAGTCCTCCCAGCCCACCAGCGTCATGCGCTGGGGCTTGCCCGTCTCCGGGTTGATGACCAGGAAATTCATGACGTGGCCGTCGGAGACCAGCACATCACCCACCTGGAGGATCTTGTCGTCGCGGGAAAGAAACGGCCCCACCTTGTCGTCTAGGGCCTTCATGCCCTCGCGCTGGAAGACCACCAGGTCGTGGTTGTAGGAGTCGAAGCGCACCAGAAACCGGCGCACAGAACTGTAGTTGGGCACCGGCAGCCCGGCGCGCTCCAACACCAGCGACATGGCGCGGTGGGCCAGGGTCAGGCTTGGCTTGTTGGGCTGGAGATAGGCCGCCAGAAAGGCCTGCTGGGCGTCCTCACCAATCTGGCCCAGGCCCTTCTTGCGCCCGTTGGCCCAGCCGCCGCGCTTGTCGGCCAGGGCCTCCAGGTCGCGGGCGTTCTCGCGCAGGGCCTTGTCCCAGCGGTACAGCGTGGGCATGCTCACCTGGCCGAGCCGCTCGCGCAGCTGGGGCAGCAGTTGCCCGGCCTCGTAGGCCAAGAGAAAGGCCCCGGTGGCCTCTTTCACGTTCCGCCCGAGCTGGGCCTGGCGCGCGGTGTAGCTGCGCCATTCGCTCACCAGCCGGAGCTTCGCCTTGGCCTTGTTCCAGGACCAGTCCGGCACCACAACGTCCGCAGCCTGCGCCCGCGCCTTCGGGGCTGTGCTCTCCTCGGTCTCCATGGCCTTGGCCTGGGCCAGGGCGATGGCCGCGCGTACATCCTTGGGCAGGGTGGCCAGCGGGTAAACCTTGCCGCCGCCGCGCCCGGCGCGGGGCTGAGAGGGCCAGGACTCACGCTTGGCGCGATCACGGACGGCGCGCTCAGTCAGACACAGGATGGGGGCCAACTCTGCGGAGCTGTGATTCTCTTTGGCTGCGTCCATTGTCGTGCTCCTAAGCGGCCTTGTCTCTGAGGAGATCGGGGTCAAACAGGTACTTCTCCGGAACACCGACCGCGCGCAGTTCGGCCAGCACGCGGCGGTTATTGCGCCCACCGCCGATGGTCTCGACGACCACGTTCTTGTTCACGTCGAGCCTCCGGGCCAGTTCCAGCATGTTCAGGCCCCGACTCTCCAGTTGCTCTCGGATGCGAAAGCGCATCTTCTGCCGTGCTGCCCGGCACTCCAGCGGGGTCATATGGTCTCCTCCAAGATCTTCTTGCGTTTGCGGGCCTCGCGCTCGGCCAGGCAGGCCTTGCCGTAGTCCCGATGCTTCCGGTCCTCCTGCGTCATCACGTCCAGGCCGATGGACTGGAGGAGCACGCGCAACGCGCCAGCATCCCTTGTGGCCGTGCAGAAAACCGCCACGGCCAGGATGCCTGGCGTGTGGTCGCGGTCGTTGGGGTTCAGCCACTTGTCGAGGGTGTCTTTGGAAATGGCGTGGGAGTTTCCAGACGTGAGCCGCACACCTGCTTCTCTGGCCACCGCGTTCAAGCGGTCTACCAGGAGCTTGCGACCGGACTCATCCTCGCCCGCAGCGCGGTTCATGGCCGCGCGCATGGCGGGAACTACGCCTGCCAGCCTTCCGTGGTCGTCTTCAAGGAGTGATGCTTGCCGCATGGTTGCCGTCCGCCTTGAGGTGGAGGGCACGTCCAATCGTTGCCGTGGTGTGGACGTTGACCCTAATGTGCGCGGCGTGTAGAAGTGGTTTTGACGGTATCCTTTTCCACCGCCCGCAAAGCAGGTTTAGGCTAAATTTAGGCGACTATCAACCCAAAAAGTGACTTCCGACTTAAAAAAGGTCTAAAATCTTGACCTTCGTTTTATTTCAGGTGGTTGCATCGTCTCCCCGCTTCCGGCTTCGTTTCCGGCTTTGGGCGCGCAATCTCGGAAGGTATTATGACAATTGGAGAAAGAATACGAAAGCTCCGGGGCAAACTCAGCCAGGAAGACTTTGCTCGAAGCATCGGTGCGAGCAAGACGGCTGTTGGTGCTTACGAAAAAGACAGCTCTAAGCCTGGTGCAGACGTAATTATGTCCATATGCGCTCAGTTTAGTGTCGACCCCAAATGGCTTCTCTTTGGAGATGGTCCCATGAGGGTGGGCAAGAAGCATGAGGACATGGTCATCGACCTTGGTGCTTTGGGCGACACTGTCGCTGATCTCCGTGCTCTGGACGAGACAGAGGATGCTTCGTCGCCCAGTCGTGCCTCCATGCTATGCGACGTGGATATGGTTTACGTACCGTTGGTGGGGGCCAGGCTCTCCGCTGGCACTGGAAGTTTTGAGACTGGTGGCGTCACTGAGCAGCGCTACGGATTCAGGAACGACTGGATCAGCACCAAGGGGCAGCCCTCAATGATGGTGCTTATGCGTGTCGCGGGCGAGAGCATGGAGCCGGAGATACATCACGGAGACGTGGTGCTGGTTGACCAGAGCCAGACCCAGCCACAGCCAGGATCGCTGTTCGCCGTCGGTGTGGAGGATCTGGTCTACATCAAGATGGTGGACACCTTGCCCGGCAAGATCATCCTCAAAAGCTGCAATGATTCTTATGCGCCGCTCGAAATCGACACTCGCGGCGATCTCGTGGATGGCATCCGCATCATCGGCAAGGCGGTTTGGCTGGGGCGCGAGTTGCGCTAAATTCCGGGCAATTCAAGGCAAATTTCAAGGCCAAATTTGCCCGTATTGCGGGGCAACCAATCGATTTTCATTCTTATCTTGAGTGCCAAAATCGGCCATTTCAAGTCGCACCATTCTTATTTTGCCATTTCCCCTTTTCCCTCGCCTCATTTCCCCGCCCGCCCACGTCCGTCCTACATTCGGCCCGCATTCGTCCTATTCAGCCACGGCGCAACCGGCATTCTCATCTTCCCTGTACCCCCACATCGGTCTCCAGCATGTCCTGGTGGAGAGCTGGCCCATGTTGCGCATGCCGTGCAGCGCGGCCAGGGCCACGGCCACGGGTTCGGTGCAGCCCAGGGCCGGGGCCACCCGCAAACGCAACACATCCTTTACGCAGAACGCTCTGGGACACCCCTATCGACAGGGCTGAAACACAAGCCGACGGGTAGACGCGCACCTCCACGCAGTCAAGGCTGCCGGAGGCCGCCGCCAGGGCCGGGTGGAAGGATTTTCCCCCCGCGGCCCGCCCAATTGCACGCCAACACACTGAAATAATTACCATCGCGGTTGGCACGGGTATTGAAACATGGCGACCCAAAGGAGCACGCCATGCAGGAAATTCCCGCCGTCAAGGCCACGTCCAGCGACATCTACGATCAGCTGCGCTCCGCAGCCCTGGTGGACATGTCCTCGCAGTCCCGCGCCTTCGCCGATTTTCTGGGCCTCATGTCCCGCCCTGTGGCGGACAAGGCCTCTTCCGGCTCCCGGACGGACGAGCGGAACCTGCTCCAGGACGCCCCGCAGCGCTCCGAGCCCGTGATCCAGAGCCTGGACGCCCCGGCGGTGCAGGAGGCCACG